GTAGGGTGGCATAACGAATATACTCTTACAGACTGGAATCCTCATCTAGAATTTTTTATCACTGAGACAGAGGTAGAAGGAATTGCCTTGTTAAGTATGCATGGATTAAGCAGTTCAATAAATAGAAAGATAGAGTTATTTGAGCAGTGTGTGGACAAAGATATACATGTTCTATTCTGTGATGAGAACTTCCTACTTAACTCAAAAAAAGGATTAGACTATATAAAGAGATGTTTAGAATTTTAGAACCTATTAAAATTACTATAAATACTGAAGTCTTTTTCAACGTAAAGTGGGAAGACTATCGGGGTTCTTGTATTCAGCACCAAAAAATAGAACAGGCAGATTTACACCCAGACAACAATATGCCGAAGTCTTTAGTGTTAGACAACACTGCTATTCATCAAAAGTTTTTTGAAAGAAGTGAGGTTGATTATGAGGAGCTTGGTAAACAAACAAACATAGAGGTAGTTTCTGTATCTGTAATTAAACAAGAACCAGGTAATATTATACCAAAACATAGAGACATGTTCCACAAGATTACTACAGCGTTTCCAGATAGGAAAGAAATGAAGGTTAGGGCAAATATATTTCTAGAAGATTGGAAATCTGGACACTATCTAGAATTTGATGAAGAACCTTGTACACATTGGAAAACTAATGAAGGTTATATTTTTAATAACCAAGTGATGCATTTGTCTGCAAATGCGGGCCTTGAAGATAAGTACACCTTACAGGTGTCGGGTTTTTATTATGGTAACACGTTACACAAATCTACCAGACAATAAAGATAAACCTTTTGGAGGTGCATATAGCGTCTATGATACCGAAACGGTAGAGCATAGAAATACTATTATTAAAGATTTATCTTGGCAAAAGAGAAGTCCTGATGAAATAAGAAAAGAGTTTCTTAATACCTATATGGAGTGGATGCCTTCAACCCACAATTTAATTGGGATTGAGAAATATACTCATGCTTGTTTTACACAAGGCACAACAGAGTCTTTTGCACAATTTTATATTCGATACAGGAATAAGAAACTAAGGCTTGCTAAAGGGGAATACTTTTATCACCAAATGATGCACGGACTATGGTATGAGAAATTTGCGTGGTTAGAGGAAGAAGAAATAAAACAAGGCGATGTAGTATTGATTAGCGTACCTTTCTCCGATACAGGAGCTGTTCCTGATTATTTAGAAGATCTTTTAAACACTTGTGATGAGAAAAATGTACCTGTTATGATTGACCTAGCTTATATCAATCTAGCAAAAGGACTAACCATAAATTTAGAACATCCTTGTATTGAGTATGTTGTGTCATCTTTATCAAAAGTATTTCCTGTAGAACATCATCGAATAGGTATTCGTCTTCAAAGAAAAATGTTTGAAGATCAACTTTATGTGATTAACGAAAACAATTATAATTATATAAATTTGATGAGCGCACATTTAGGCGCAAAAATGATGAAAGAATTTTCAGCTAGTTATATTTACGACAAATATAGAGACGCACAAGATTATTATTGTAATAATTATAACGTAGAGATTTCACCTTGTGTATACTTTGGTATTGATAAATTAAATCAGTATCCAATTTATAGCAGAGGGAATGATACAAATAGACTGTGTTTTTCTAGAGTTTGGGATGGGAGAATGAATGAGTAATTGCAGCAATGAGTGGGATCATTTAGAAGAAGTTATAGTAGGTGCGGCAAACGGAAGTAAGATACCTACTCCAACAACGAGTCTTATGAGTTGTGTATATCCCGAATATGAGAAAGAATATATTGAAACCTTAGTAGGTACTTGGCGACCAGAAATTTTAAGAGAGCAAATTGATGATCTAGAAATTCTAGCCCAAACCTTAGAGCAGCTAGGGGTAAAAGTTTATAGACCTGAAATAGGTATAAATACCCTTTTTGATTGGCACTGGCACTGTCCCAGAGATTTAACCTTAGTAATAGGGAATAAAATAATTGAAACACCAAGTCCTATTGAAAATAGAAAAAACGAAAATAAAGCTTATGAATATATATTTAAAAAGTACAATGAAGAAAAAGGATACGATTGGATAAAGGCAGCAAGACCAAGCTTTAAAGATGAAAATTATCAAACAGATGATATAAATAGAAAACCTACGCTTTTAAACAAAGAACCTATGTTTGAAGCTGCAAATTGTATGAAAATTAATAACGATATTCTTTATCAAATTAGTAATACAGGAAACGAATTAGGAGGACAGTGGTTACAAGAAATTTTAGGTAATGAATATAAGGTGCATATTTTACATGATTTATATTCTTATGCGCATTTAGATAGTACTATTATTCCACTAAGAGAGGGATTAGTTTTATACAATGCTAGTAGAGTTACAGAAGATAATCAACCAGAGTTATTTAAATCTTGGGATAAAATCTGGATTGACGAATGTTATTCTGCTCCTAAAAAATACGATGTCCCTTGGGCAGCAAGTGAGTGGATTGGATTAAATCTTTTGAGCGTAAATCCAAATTTAGCAATAGTGGACAGAAAACAAAAACAATTAATAGAAAAGCTAAATAAACACAAAATCGAAGTCATTCCTTTGGAACTAAGACATGATAGAATTATTAGTGGAGGTTTCCATTGTGTGACTTTGGATTTGAGTAGAAAAGCAAAGTAAGAACAATAGTTATTGACTACCTGTATGTAGTGTAGTATAATATATTATATACAGAAAGGAAACAACAATGAACACGAAAGCATGGGATGACTTATCTGCTATCGAAAATAGCACAACAGTCCCTACAAATTTACTACTAATAGATGCTAATAACTTAGCATTTAGATGGCTACAAAGAAAGAATGTCGATAATTTTACTGAAGACTTTATTAGAACTATTGAGAGTTTAGGTAAAAGTTATCTTGCAAAACGAATCATAGTTTGTTTTGATTTTGGTAGAAGTTACTATCGTAATGAACTTCTTGGCACTTATAAGGGTAATCGTAAAAAGCCTGTAGAGCCAGAAGAACAAGAAAAGTTTGACAAGTTCTTTGCTTGTCTAAACATAATTCCCGACGAAATTCCTTTTGAAAATTATAAATTCCGAGGCATTGAAGCTGACGACATTATTGCTTATCTAGCCAATAATGTAAGTGAAGGCTATGAGCATACATGGATTGTTTCAAGCGACCGAGACTTGTATCAACTTATGAATAATAATGTTTCTATTTTTAATATGTTTTCTCGTAGAGAAGTAACTCAAGATACTTTACTTGAAGATTTTCAAGTAACTCCTAGTGAATATTTATTGTCACGGATAATTGAGGGTGATAAAAGTGATAATATTATGGGTGTAGAAGGAATTGGGCCAAAGCGTGCTCAGGCACTAGCTAGAGAGTATAAAACATTTTCTGATCTATTAGATGCTCTACCAATTACCCCTGCTAAGTCAAAATATCTAAAAAATCTAAATTCAAGTCAAGATGTGCTTATTAGAAATGAAAAACTAATCAATCTTAAAAAGTACAACCAAGAAAGTATTACAGCAGGTAAATATGGAGAAGAAGCTTGGGAGGAGTTAGTTAGTGTTACAGCTTAATGTAAAAATTGAAAAAGGAAGTTTAGCGCGAACTTTAGAAGAAAAGCTTGGAATTAGTTGGAACTTACAACAACAATATCCTTTTGATGCAGGGTATGATTTGCGAGCTTGTGAAGAAGAAGATGTTATCATTGAGCCAAATAAGAGAGCTATTGTTGGAACAGGTTTATATTTTCAAATTGAAGAACCTTATTGGGAAATTCAAATTAGACCACGGAGTGGTTTAGCCTATAAAAATGGAATAATGGTTGTTAATAGTCCTGGAACAGTAGACTTCGCATATAGAAATGAAGTTAAAGTAATTTTATATAATTCTGGAGAAGAAACTTTTACAGTATCTCCAGGAGATAGAATCGCCCAAGCTTGTTTTAGACCCGTGCCGCAAGTTTGGTTTAACTATGTAGACGCTATTGAAACTAGTGTAGTTTTATCTCAAGGTAATAGGTGGGTACAAGAAGAAAAAATGAAAGAACGTGGTATTGTAAAAAATAAGAGAGAAGCCGTAACCTTAGATGAACAGAGTACTGAAGACCTTATTGTTACCCGTGGAGGTTTTGGAAGCAGTGGGGTTAAGTAAGTATTATAAAAATGCAATTTTTTGGTTATTTTTTGTAACTAGTATTTTACTTGTTACAGAGGGAACCTTATTGTATTACAAACTAATTACAATATTTGAAGCCTGCGTTTTATTTAGCGCAAATATTGTAGTATATAGTTTAATTTACATGATTTATCAATTAAGAGATTTAAATAAAAGATTAAAAGCGTGGTTAAGAATATGAAAGTAAAATTAATATCATACTCACAAGGTATGCCAAACCAAATGATTATATCTCCAGCACCTGACGTAGATACTAGTATGCAAGAAATGATCGCCTACTGTGCAAGAGTGAGTAATCCTTCTAATCAGATGAATTCTGAAACATCTGAAAAACTAATTAGATATTTAATTAAGCATGGGCATTGGTCCCCACTTGAAATGGTAAGTGCTTGTTTAGAAATTGAAACTACAAGAGATATTGCTCGTCAAATTTTAAGACATCGTAGTTTTTCTTTTCAAGAATTTAGTCAGAGGTATGCTAACCCAACTGAAGATTTAGAGTTTGAAACAAGAGAAGCTCGTTTACAAGACGAAAAGAATCGACAAAATTCTGTAGATACAGAAAATGAGTTTCTAAAAAAAGAGTGGGAAATTAGACAAGCTAATGTAATTGAACAATCGAAAGAAGCATACACATGGGCAATTGAAAATGGAATTGCAAAAGAACAAGCGAGAGCAGTTTTACCAGAAGGTAATATTGGAAGTAGGTTGTATATGAGTGGGACTTTACGTTCTTGGGTTCACTATATTGAACTTCGTAGTGG